CTTGGTACATTCACGTGGATGAGCTTGGCGGCATTCGTTTGTTTCCCACATTTGATGCTGCATTGGAAGGGCTTTCGGCAAATGCCATTGCATTAAGCAGTATTGCCAGCAATATTCCTATTTCAGTAAGGATTGTCAATAGCGTGCCGCATTTACTGGCGCAATGCACGTCTTTTGAGCTAAATACCAACAGAGAAACTGTTGACACCACTGCATTGGGGGAGGAATTTAGGAATAGCCAGTCCAGTTTGATCTCTGGAAGTGGCAACTTGCGTGCCATTTGGGAATACCTCCCCACTGAAATAGATGGAAATCCTGCGGAGACAGTGCATTATTTGATGCAACTTGCATTGCGAACAGAAATTGGAAGTGGTTTTTCGGCCAAATTTTACATCAAAACTGCTGGAGATTATTCAATTGGTACAGCGGCAGATGATGAGCTTTGGTATGAAATTGATGGAATTGTCACTCAGGCGGGCGTTAGTTATGCAGCAGAGGACTATGTGACAATTGTGATTGATTTTGTAACCACTGGAGCCATTCGCTTAAGGGCTAAAACCATCCCAATTAATAAGATCCTTCAAGAGAATACAGATGATATCCTGCTTGAACAGGACGTGACGGCTAGACTGTTGCAAGAAGCTGTTGATTAACAAAGTTTTTTTAAAATGGCAGACCTTAGGATTTCTGAACTAAATAGTCTTTCTGGGGTCGATTTAGCAGGTGGCGACCTTCTTCCGCTGGTAGATGTATCTGCAAGCGAAACGAAGAAGATTGCAGTAAGTGGCTTCACTCAATATGGCATTGCTCTGCTGCCTAGTGGAACCATCGCTGGTTCAAAAATTACATTTAGCGGAGGCGAAGTCACTTCTGTTGCATTGGCATCTGGAGCTGTTGGCACTGCTGCAATTGCCAATGATGCCATTACTGCAGCAAAAATTGCAGACGAAACGATTGTTGATTTAGTCACTTCGCTGCCTGGATCTGGTGGATACGCCGGTCAATTTGCATTACTAACTACCAACAACAAAGCCTCTATTTGGGATGGTAGTAGCTGGGTGAGTTTCAAGGCAGCAGGATCCATTAATACTATTTCTGGAGATTCTTCGGGCGTTTTAAATATTACGGCCACCACGTCTGGAGATACCGTCACTCTTGTTCCATCGTTAGATAATACGTCTGCTGCTGCTCAGTTTTTAGCCGGCCCCACTGCCAACTCTGGCAGCCCTTCGTATCGCATCATTGCTGGTGACGATCTTCCTTCGCCTACAACGTCTGCCAAGGGTGGCGTAAGCATCAATGGTGAGGGCCTTAGGGTTGATGGCACGCAATTAGAAATTGACAATGACGTTAGTGCAAGTGCTTCTTACGTTTTAGTCACTCACACGTCAAAAGGACTTGTCAACGCAAGCAGGGCAATCATTAGCAGCGATCTTCCTGCTGCAACCGTTTCAACCAAAGGGGCAGTCCTTCCTGGAACCGGCTTGGAAGTTGATGGAAGCGGCACTTTAGATCACAGCAACACAGCAACGCCTGGCACCTATACGAAGGTTACTATTGACGCCCAAGGCCACATTACAACTGGCGACGTATTAGCCGATAGCGATCTGCCGAACCATAGTGCTGCATTGCTGACGGCTGGCACTTTAGACGTGGCTCGTATTGGCACTAATGCCATCACTGGAACAAAACTTGCCAACTATGCAGTTAGCAAGTTTGGCGAGACACAACCAGTTGCAGATCATATTGGACAGTTCTTCTTTAATCCATTGTCCCGAGATTTATTCCTTTGGGACGGCAACGTTTTCCAGCCCATTGGTATTTCAGTTGGTGAAATTGTTTTTGCTGGCACCTACGATGCAAGCGCCAATTTAGTTGGATCAGTTACTTCCGAGGGTACTGCTATTGGCCTAACTGCTGGCGGGGCATTGCCCGCAGCCTCTGCTGTTAATAACAGATATTATTTGGTTGTTTCTGAAGCTGGCACTGGAACGAGTCCGGCTCCCACTGAAAGCCTTAACCCTCCGGATATTATTCTTTCCAACGGAAGCAACTGGACTCTTATTGACGTTTCCGATACGATCACCGCGCAGGTGGCGAACAATGTCAGCTTCACTCCTTATGGCAGGATAAGCGCCACCAATGTGCAGGCAGCCATTCAAGAACTGGACGATGAAAAGCTGAGTGTTGCAAGCGGCACGATGAATGGCCCAATCACAATGGGCTATCAATCAAGCGGCATTTTCTTTGAAGGTTCCACGGATAATGGCTTTGAAACGCGCATTGACGTGGTTGATCCTACGGCAGATCGCACCATTCTTTTCCCGAATTTAAGCGGAACTGTCATAACCACTGGAGACACGGCCACAATTAGCGGCGTAATGATCGCTAGTGGCACCATCACCAATACAAATATTAGTCCCACTGCTGCCATTGAAGGAACCAAGATTCAAGCAGCTACGACCACTCAGAGCGGCGTGGTTGTTTTAACCAATAGCGTTTCTTCCACATCGACCACTACTGCTGCAACGCCTAGTGGCGTTAAGACTGCCTATGACTTAGCTGCTGCCGCATTGCCGGCCAGCGGCGGCACGATGACGGGCACGATCACTTTTGCCAGCGGTCAGACGATTAATGGTTATCTGCCGGCTAGCGGCGGCACAATGACTGGTGCCATTACGTTTGCGAGCGGGCAAACTATTAGTGGCTATGCACAATTAGCTGCTGCACAAAGCTTTACTGCTGGTCAGCGCGGCGCAGTGGTGACAATTGCAGGAAGCGGCACTGTAACCATTGATCTCGCATTGGGGAACAATTTTGCTGCCACATTGAGCGGAAACGTAACTTTAGCCACTCCGAGTGGCATGGTTGCCGGACAGACTGGTTCCATTACTTTGACGCAAGATGGCACGGGAAGTCGGCTTGTTTCTTATAGCGGCTGGAAGTTTCCTGGGGGCAGTGCGCCAACGGCTACAACAACGGCGTCAGGCACTGACATTATTGCGTATTATGTAGAAAGTGCGACTAGGATTAGCGCACGCATGATTAACGACGTGAAATGAGCATCTTAGGAAATAGTTTATTACTTGGTGCAGACGCAGCCCCTGCCGAAACTGGCATTAGTAGATCACTACGCTTCTCTTCCGGTGATTCTGCTCACTTAAGCCGCACACCTGCATCTGCTGGTAACCGTAAAACGTGGACTTGGGCGGGGTGGGTGAAACGGAGTGGTCTTGGTGCATACAACCCATTATTTGCAACTGGTACCGCCGGCACTGATGATGTTCTCATTCAGTTCAACGCCGCTGGTCCTGATCAAATTCATTGGTTTTATAGAGTTAGTAGTTCTTTTGTTGCTCAAAAAGTTACCACTCAGCTATTCAGGGATCCATCTGCTTGGTATCACTTAGTTTTTGTTTGGGATACCTCAAATGCCACTGCAGGCGATCGTATGCGTCTGTATGTCAACGGAGAACGCATTACTGCTTTTTCAGCTTCAACAGATCCAAGTCTTAATTTGGAATCTTCAGTTAGTAATACGGTAGCTCATCGCATCGCAACAGATAATCCGTCAACAGGTTATTTCAACGGCTACCTTGCCGACATCTACTTCATCGACGGCCAAGCCTTAGACCCCACCAGCTTTGGCGAAACCGACGCCACCACCGGCGTGTGGAACCCCAAGGCATACAGTGGCAGCTACGGCACCAACGGCTTCCACCTTGAGTTCGCGGACAACAGTGCAGCTACCGCGACCACATTAGGGAAGGACACTTCTGGCAACGGCAATAACTGGACGCCGAACAACCTTTCCGTCACCGCTGGTGCAGGCAACGATTCCCTCGTAGACGTTCCCACTAACGGGGCGCAGACGGACACCGGCGCGGGTGGAGAAGTGAGGGGGAATTATGCAACGCTGAACCCTTTGGAAAAATCTGGGGGTTCAAGCATGGAAACCCTGAATGGAAACCTTGAGGGGTCATTTACCAATACTGGCCAAACTGCCATTATTGCCTGCAACTGGTATTTGACTACCGGCAAATGGTATGCGGAATTTACAGCTACCGCTTTCGGAAATTATAATTACATAACCTTTGGCGTTCAAAAAGACGCTTATCCAAGGACTTATCTGGGCCAAAATCAAAGCTATTCTTATGCTAGTTCTACTGGCGAAAAGACATATAACAACACGACATCAAGCTACGGGAGTACTTATGGAATTGGAGATGCCATTGGCATAGCGCTGGATCTGGACAACGGAACAATTACTTTTTACAAAAATGGTGTATCTCAGGGCCAAGCATTCTCCGGCTTAAGTGGAGCCTATACATTTGCCGCGACTGCTTTCGGCCTAGGTGCAT